CTTTTGTTATAATTTGCTTTTCTTTAGCCCATTGAATTACTAATAATTCTAATTCCTGATAACTTTTCATAGGTTCTCTGTTATTTTTTTCCATGTTTTTTTTGATTTTATTGATGTAATAGAACTTTTTGTAACTCCAAATTGCTTTGCTAATTCTCTATGTGATTTTTTAGATATATATATTTCAATGACTTTTTTATTATTAAGTTTTGAATTTTTAGAGTTTTCACCACTTAGTCTATAAATAAAACCATTTTTAAATCCGTGTATTGTATTTTCTGAATGAGTACACCATTCTAAATTATCAACTGTATTATTTAATCTATTGCTATCTTTATGATTAACACATTTTTTATTTTTAGAATTTAACAAAAATGCTTCAGCAACTAATCTATGTATTTTTTTATTTTTTCCAATTTTATTCACATTTAATCTAACTTGCTCATAGCCATTTTTATTAATATTTGTTTTTAATAATTTTCTATAACCATTTCCTTTATAATTTAAAGAAACCAATCTTCCTAAATTGCTTATTTGGTAATAATCTTCATAACCTTTAACAGGTTTCCATATTTCACCATTAATAATTAATTTTGATGCTGGATCATATCCAAATGGAGCTATTCCAACATTTGAGTTTTTATTATAAACTAAATTTGCGTGCAATGTGTTGTTTTGGTTTGTCATAAAAATAAATTTGTTTGATTAGTATGGTTTTTAATTCTTTCTATTGCTTTGTCGTAATACTCTTTATCTAATTCACAAGCTGTTAGTTCAAATCCATAATCGTGACAAGCTATTGCTATTGAACCTGAACCTAAATGTGTGTCGAGTATTTTGTAGTTTTCTTTTGCATATTTATGAACTAACCATTTGTATAATTGTGGTGGTTTTTGTGTTGGATGAAATTTTTCACTTTTGTTTAAATATGCAGAATATCTAAATATTTTATTTGCACCACTAAAAGAAGTCCAAGCATATTCACAATCTGAAAATGATAAACCTTCAGGTATTTCTTTATCCCAAATTATAAACTTATTACATATTCCTAAATTAAAATAATTACCACCCCATATAATTTGATTTTTTGAAACTCTAAAAAGTTCTTCAAAATACTCGTCACTTGGTATTGAACTATCCCAATCTTTAGCCTTCCATTTTCTATTTTTAGCTTTTGATGCTTTTGGTGTATTACCTATACCCATATTCATATTAGCTAAATCAATTCCATAAGGTGGGTCTACAATAGCTAAATCAAAATAGTTATTAGGATAACGTGCCATCAATAGCATATTATCTTCGTTTGTTATTGTTATTTTATCTGTTATATTCATCTTTTTAAATCGTACTTAATTGGTTTTATATCTTTATGTTTTTCAACTAATTCTTTTGCCTCTTTTTTTAATCTCTTTTCCTGTTCGAAAATATTTTCGTGTCTCTTTTCAATTTTTTTCACAACTTTTTTATTTCTTGTTTAACTGCGTCCCAATATGTCATTTGAGGTTTATACCATCCGTATTGTTTAAGTTGCTCGATAACCTCATCAACTGCTATTAATGCACATTGTTTTGCATTATGGTTATTTATAAATGAATCTTTGTTTTCTAAATTTCTATATTTAAAAAATAATTGTTCTGCTTTTTCTTTTGTTGTCATAACTTATAAATTTAATTTGTTGGCTTTGCTTTGTACGATTACATATTGAAAGTCAACTTTGTTTTTTATTTCCGTTTCTGTCATTTGCCTTAATATGTCAAGGCGATCCTCCAGCTTTATAATCTCTTTGCAAAGATTAGTAATATATTCAACTCGGCATGTTTTTAAATAATGTTTATACAGCCTAAGTTGTTTTTCAATTCTATTCATTTGCGTTTTATTCGTCATCCTCTAAATACATAAAAATTCGATTCTCTTCAATTTTGTTATTATTTATAAAATTATAAATCTGTTGTTTAGAATATCCTGTCTCGTTTGCACATTCTGCAACTGATTCAAATATTTGTCTGTCTTCAAGTCTTAAAACTTGTTTATATTTCATTTCTCGCTTAGGTATGTAATAATTATTTTTTACTTTTTTACCTTGGCTAATACATTTTAAAACTTCTATATCCATTTCATTGTATTGAGAATGGTGTTTATTTAAAAGTCGGTGGTTTTTAATTCCGGCCTGTGCAAATATTTGGTTTATAATGGTATTATTTAATTTCATAATTTAGCTTTTATTTTCCTCTCTAATTTGTTTTTGAATTGATCTTATTTGATCGTTTAATTTTTCGTCGTTTGAGCCTTTTAAATACAAATTATATTGTTTTTTAAGTAATTGCTCCAGTTTTAATTTTGCGTTAGTTATCATAATTTAGTTTTGATTCAAATATTTGGTAATAAGTTCTTTTTTGGTATTTTATTTGACTAATAATTGCCTGAGCCTTTTCCATTGAAAAAAGTCTGGCTTTTCCTTTTATTGCATCTGGGAATATTTCGAGCCGGTGTATTCGTTCTTTTATACATCCGTAACTTACTCCACACATTTCAGATATTTCAATTGCAGTAAAATATTGGTCTGTTGGTTTTGATTCTGTTTTGATCTCTTCTAATTTCATTTTAAAAATGTTTATAGGTAACGTTTTTATTATTGCCAAATAGAAATTGGCTTACAATATCGATAAATTTTTCTAATTTTTTCATATTTATTTTATAATTAATCTTTTTGCTTTTAATTCTCTTAAATAAGGTTTCTTTTGTTCGTCTTCGCTCCAGGCCTGAATTAAGTCTTCAAGTTCCAATCTATTTATCCCATCGGTAATTTTATCTATGTAATTTAAAACTCGATCACGAAATGAATTTCCAACCTGAATTTTTTCGTATGATTTCTTCACGTCTTCAATACTTAGCAAACTCTCTTCGGTTTGTTTCTTTTGTTTTAATTGTTCTCGCTCCCTTGCTTCGGCTTTCATTTCCATGTACATCGGAAACCATTCTCCAAATATTAAATTGCTATCAACTCCTCTCTTTGTAGTTCCAAATGTTCCGCTCCTGGCAAGTTTGAAAAATAAAACAATATCTTCAAGACTATCGTAAGAAAATTTTTCTAAGGTATCAACCGTCAATATTTCTAATTGGGTTTCACTTAGTTTAGTGCTAAAACCAAAAGACTCCATAAATCTATTAACTAAAACTTTTACAACAGCATATCCGATTTGCCCGTTTTCGTTTTTAAATATTCCTCTAATAACTGGCTTATTTAAATTTTTTTCAATTGTCAATCCCATTTCTACAACTGAAACGCTAACTGATCCGGCAACTATATTTTTAGCTAAATCTAAAGTTGCGTGCTGCTTCTGATTGGAGTGCATCCTCAAAGATCTCTCTGCTTGTTTTTTCGACTCTTCCATTGTTAAAAGTATTTGTTTGTTTTAAATTATCAATCCAGCTCCATTTGAAACCGGACCAGCTTTTTTCAACACAAATTTCTAAAACTTCATTTATGTTGCAAGTTCTTTGTTCTAATTCTGCAATAAAATTTTTATATGCTGTTTCGGTGTTTGTTGCTTTTTTTGTTTTTCGTACTTTAAGCCAGTCAGCAACTAATTGTTTATCGAAACCGTAGTCAATTAAACTCCGCTCAAAACTAAATATACTTTTTGTTTCTTTTTTTAAAAGAATAACACTTTCATTTACATTATCACTTACATTATCATTTACACTTACATTAACATTTACATTATCAGTTGACGAAATTGAACGCTCGTTGACTTCCGTTGCATTTCGTTTACGCATTTCAGCACTTTTCAATCCAGCTTGTCTTCGTTGTTCTGTTTGATTGCTCCATTTTACTAAGTCTCTTTTCAATTGAGTTTTAATAGGCTCAAAAGCGATGTTTAAAATTAGCTCATCACTAATTGGATCCTCATCGTTGACGTAAGCAAAAATGTGTTTAAATAGTCTCCCAGCAATATCGTCCGGAAGTTGGTCGATTAATCCTTTTGAATCTGAATATAAAACAAAGGATTTTTTATTTTCTGCCATATTGTTTAAAATTAAAAAACCGAATAATCCTTTGGGCGTCCACTCCCTCCAGATTATTCGGTAAATACTTTCATGTAGTTTATGTGGACGTTTCAACTACGGACCAAATATAAAAATTTTATTCTAATTAAAAAAACTTTTTACATATTTATTTTAAATTGACTAAAACCAATTTTATATGGAATGTAAATAAAGCCTTTTTTACGCTTTGTTTTATGAAATACGATCCAACTATCCTGAGTCATTATTTTTTTGATTACATCGCCTGTATTTAAGTTTATCGCTATGATTTCAATTTCGTTCATTTTGAATAATTTTTGTCAATTCTCTATATTTGATTTTTAATATTTCAATCTCCGGAATTGACAATTTTGTTTGTACATTTCTTTGATCCAGGAGTTTATTAAATTTTTCCTCTCCAATTCTTTGCGGTAACCTAATTGAATATTCATTAATATTTCCATGTCTATGTTGGTTACAAGCTACGCATTGCCCATGAACGTTATCGGTATTGAATCTTAAATTAGGATAAGCACCTACACTAAAATAATGTCCAGCATCGTATTTACTTTTAAACTCAGCACCACATGAAATGCAACCAAAATGTAAATCTCTTTCCCTAATATAAGTGTTAAAAATCTTTTGCAATTCAGCTAAATAATCTTTGTGAGTTTTTAACTTTTCTTTTAAAATACTTTTTTCTTTTTTAGCCTTATTTGCTTTTAATTTGTTTGAATATTTAATCGCACATTTTGGCGAACAAACCGGAATCAAAGGTCTATTTGGAGTGAATATTTCGTTACAAATTTTGCAGCGTCTTGGCTTTATTTTATATTCCATTAAAATAACTCAGTTTGATAATTTATATCATTTTCTGAATTTTTACGTTCTGACAAATCGTTTATCCCGCAAAATCCATTACATTCAAATAA